GAAGTATTTGTAGTTCCAATATAACGAGGCATTTTTATTCCTTATTAGGACATATCTTCGTAAGAAATAACAGTTTCTAAAGCAGAGTTTGCACTAGCACCGCCTCGAATACTACATCCTTCAAGTAGGTAAATATATGAGTTTCTATCAACTACAACGACAGTTGCTCCTACTGGAACAGTAAGAGTAAATGCTATATCAAAGCCAGTTGTTCCATTAAAAACATCCATAGTAACTGTAGCGCTACTTCCGCTAATGTTAGTTACATATATGCTATTAATCTTAAATACTTTATTACTTGCTGCTGAGTTTGTTAGCAAAGCAGTAGTAGTAGTCGTATTTAACGCTACTCCAGTTGTTTGACCAATTATTGTTGCTACATTGACTAAATTAGGCGCTGCCATAATATATCTCCAAAAATTTTATCCAAATACCATTCCAAGAATGATTGCTTGTCCTTTGCTTGTGCCAGCAGTTACAGTAGCCCAAGTTTGATCTCCACGCAAATAAGTAGAACTATTTGCAGTTCCTGTAGCAAGTCTAGCTGTAGCAACAGTTCCTGAAGATAGATTAGAAGCGTTAAGGCTAGTTAATGACGAGCCAGCTCCTGAGAATGAAGTAGCAGTTAAAAGACCGCTAGAAGGATTAAATTGTAATTTAGTAGAAGATACATTTTGACCAGTAACAGAACCGCTTGTAGCGCTTGTAAACGCTAAATAACGAGTTGCATTGGTTGTTGTATCGTCTGTAATTGTAATTCCGCTTGCTGGTAATGCTTGCCAAGTAGGAGCTAAAGCGCCATTGGAAGTCATTACAAATCCAGCAGTTCCTGTAGATCCTGCTGCCGACAAAGTTCCATTAAATCTTAAATCGGTAAATGTTCCAGCCAAAGGAGTTGTTCCCCCAATAGCTACATTGTTCATTGTGGATGCAGTAGCAGGATTAACTGTTAATGATCCATTTGGAGAAATTGTTACGCTTCCTGCTGAAGTAGGGCTTATTTGAATGACTGCACCAGCTCCATTCATATTGATTGCGCCATTTACTGTGACATTTACTCCGCCACCGCCACCCCATTGCAAGCAAGCAGCTCCGCCACTAGTTCTTAAATCACCACCGCCTGATCCTGAAGCATCAAAATTAGTTCCAACAAAGCTAGAAGTAGCAGTAATAGTTGTGCCACGAACAGTATTAGCTGTAGTTCCGCCAATAGCAGGAGGACTTGAAAGGTCTAAAGTTCCGCCTAATGTAAGGCTTCCGCTAGAAGTTACAGTTCCTGAGAGGCTAATGCCTGAAACTGTGCCTGATCCGCTTACTGAGGTTACTGTTCCAACAGTATTATTGATCCAAGAAGGCAATCCTGAAGCTAATGCAAGGATTTGCCCATCTGTGCCTTTTGCAAGCAAAGCAGTAGCGCCTGATCCTGTTTGATAAGGAATTGAGCCTGAAGCTCCACCAGCAATATTTGTCGCTGTAGTTGCAGAAGTTGCTGAAGTTGCCAAAGTAGCAGTTGCAGCATTGCCTGTAATTGAGCCAACAATAGCATTTGTTACAGTTAAATCTGTAAGCGTTCCTAGACCAGTAATACCGCTATAAGAACCGCTTAAACGAGCAGAATCAATTGTTCCGCTAGTGATCTGAGTTGCGCCAATAGCAATATTAGTATTAGTTACAGCAGATACTTGACCGCTTGCATTAGTTGTAAATACAGGAACTGTGCTTGCTGATCCATAGGTTGAAGCCGTTCCTACTGGAGTAATGCTAAATACTTGACCAGTAAGCGTTAATCCTGTGCCAGCAGAGTAGGTTGCAGAAGTAGTAAATTGCGACCAATTAACAGCCGTTACTCCTAATGTTCCGCCATCTTGTGCTGTGCAGAACCATGCTCCACCAGCTTGAGTGCCATATTCAATAAAGGTAATGGCGCAAATCAACTCATCCCATGTATTTGCATCTTCTGATCGTGTCCAAGCACTTGCAGAAGCCAAATAAATGCCGTTATTAGCAGCAGTTGATTGGTTTTTAACAAGAACTCGATTACCAGCAACCACCGCTTTACCATCTATGGTTTGCAATCCTGACAAAGTAATGTTTGTCAAGGTTGCAGCTACGCAAGGTTGCTTCCAACTAATACCAGCAGCATACGATTGCAGAGCCAATAGATTGACTACATCCGTTGCGCCTACTGGTTGGGTTAATACTGTTGCTGTTGTAAAGTTACCAGCAGCAGGAGTTATTCCACCAATTACGGAGCTGTTAATTGTGCTGTTAGTGATCTGTAACCCTGATTGCTGAGGATTAGCAGTCGCATAAAACGGCTGACCTTGACCAATAAATGTATTAAATGATCCATCTACATTGAAATAAGCCTGAACAGGCAGTAGATTCTGAACAGTTGAATCTGATGGATTAGCCATAAAGCATCCCTTTAATTTTTAAGACTGATTTCCAACTGGAGTTATATACACAAGAGCAGGGCCTGATGCAGAACCAATAGCTGATACTTGGAAGTTATTGGCAGGAGTAGCTAAAACAATCGGCTGAGTCATCAAGGGAGGCAATACAAAAGAACCATTTGTTCCATCAACAGGAAGTGTAGCTGTTTTAGCTGTAATTGTTGTTGGTGAAATTTCAATAGCTACTGAATTAGCTCCAGCGTTCAAGAAAGCTGCGTAATTCACTTGATTGTTACCTACTGATGAAACAGTAACAGCAGCATGAGCTGAAGCCGTTACTGATAAAGCCGTTGTCTGAGCTTGTAATCGTAAAACAATAGTATTAGACATAATTTGTCCTTAATTAGACTGCTGTAGCAGGATAAGAACCTTCAATACGAATAACATCAATTATGTAATTTCCTGCTGCTGGGGTTAATGGCCCTGCTGTGCAATTACCAAATTGAACACTTAGCGTATTGGCTGCGGAAACTCGCACATCAGCAACAAAAATACCAGCAGTTTGAGCGCCAGCACAAGCTATTGCCACATGATCGGTTGTTAATAAACCAGGCACAGTAAATGTTTGTGCAGCAGTAATATTAGCTGCAACTTGAGCTGGGGTAATAGATGGTTGAATGTAGAAAGTGCTAATTGCATTTCCACGAGCAAGAGTTGTAGATGGCATGATTTTTCCTTTGCAAAGAGGGTTGAACTACCACCCCATTATCCTATTTTTTTGTAAATATTCAACAATATTAACGATTTCGCAAATAATTCCCTAGGTGTCCTTCAAATACTTTTAATCCAACATGACCCATTTTAATTTCAGGATCTATCCATACTTTTCCACCAATGGAAATCCATTTATAACAAAAACTGTAATCTTCTCCATGCTTAAATTTCAGTCCATTTCTATCGACAATGTAAGAGTCAAATAAGGGATAGAATTCCTCATTTATAGCGCTTTTATGAAAGTATTTTTCAGGAAAGGCTTCAATCATTTTCTCTATGCAGTTTCTACTGATCTTGGTAAATCCAGCAGGAATAGCTTCAACTTCTAATAATTTAGTTTCAGGATCTGCCCAAAGCTCAGGTTTATCTAAGTATTTGACCATATATTGAACAGGTTCTACCCTTGAAGGGTATATTCCTCCTACTAAATCGACAGGATGATCTATAAGCCTTAAAAGTGATCCACGCTCCCAACAGACATCCGAATCAATAAATACAAGCTGATCGCAATCAGAATGGTAAAAGTTAGTAGCAATTACTCCTCGGCAATCGGCTATTAAAGCGTTGCCAATATCATCAACAAGCGTAAATTTATCGCCTCTAGCGACTAATTGAATTAAGTCATCTATCAGACTGTGCATTGTTCCGACATGAACTGTTCCTGTATAGACAGGTATTGCAATCATTACATGAGCCATCTTCTTCCTTCACAAAGAAAAAGCCCACCCCTTTTGGGAGTGAGCTTTGTGTTACTACATTTGCTATTAAGCAGTCAAACCAAGGTTCTTCAACGCTGTAATTACAGAGTTCACAGCAGTTGCAATCGCTGTTCCTGTTGCGTTATCGGCAATAGTTGTAATTGCAGAAGGTTGAACAATTGGAGTCTTGCCATAAAAGCCCATTTCACCACCAGCTAGACCTAGTGCAATACCATCTGCTGCATTGCCGTTAAATAGATAGACTGGGGTTACTGTTGATGCTGGTCCTGGATTAGCCATGATTTATTCCTTTCTTGAGCTAAAAAATTAAGATGCGATACGGCAAGCCAACTCAGGATAGAGTGGCGCCCAGCCGTATAGAACATCCAAACGAGTTGGGATTGAGTCGTTGTTAATGGTGTATTGACGAACAACACGCATTGACAGACCAATTTCCTTGTCGCTTGCTCGACCAGCAAAATGAACACCTTCAGGCAACTCAAGATCGGCTACTGCGAGAGTAAACGCATTCTTGTGCATGAGGATATTTTGTGGGCTAACAGTTCCTGAGCTATTGAAGAAAGTTACAGCTTGTGCGCCTGAACTTGTTACGCTGATGTTTTGGAATTGACCAGCGCTGATTGGAGCAGGAGATACATTGACTGTAATAGTTCCACCAGTTCCACTAACAGCAGTATTAACTACGAAATTACGCAGTTTGCCGTAAGACTGACGATTCTGTGGGTTTACACCGAATACACCAGCGATAGTGAAGGTATCACCTTGATTTAGGCTAACTGTGTTAGTCAAAGTCAAAGTAATGTTTGCAGAAGAAGCCCAACCGCTAGTCAAGAAGCCAGTAGCTGTGGTTACATTGACTGTAGCTGTTCCAGCGAATGATCCGTAAGTTTGGTTCACAATGTTCTGATCCATCTTCCAGTTCATACCACCTGAATCTCGACCCATCAAGCCTTTACGATACTGAGCAGAAATAGCTTCTTGTGGAACAAAAAGACCCTTCAAGCTATCAACAATCGTTGCGCTTGAGAATGGATCAATAACAACTGCTCTGCGACCATCACGAGGAGCGCCTTCAGAATCAAGGTAAGCACCAGCGTTCAAGAAGGTAATAAGACCAGTTGGAGGAGTTCCAGCCGTTCCTACAGTATTGTAGGTGCTGTTTTTAGCCATTGTTAAGCCATCTAAGTCAATCTTGTTGGCGATAGCTGCAACTGCTGGCTTCAAAACACGATCAGAGAACATATCCAAGCTCAATGCCAAGTCCTGAGTAGTAAATTGTGTATCCACATGGAATTGGGTTGAGAGGGTTACAGGAACTGAAGTTTCGTTGAAATCTTCAACATTAAGCGCAGGGCCTGTCGTTCCAATGAAACGACCAGGTCTGCGGACATTGACTGTGTTACCAATCTTTGCACCGACTACAGCAAACTGGTCATCATAGTTACGATCTACTTCAGATGTAAAAGTTAATTCGTTTTCCAAGACCATCAACGCTTCGTTGGTGATCTTGCTAATGGTTAATAAGGTATTACTCATTTTCTCTTTTCCTTAAAGAAGAAATTATGGTTTACCTGATCTTCCCTGCCTTACGAGCTGCCTTCCATGCTTGGTAAGACCCATGAAACTCACCATCTGAGCCAATAGGTGTTTCCATTGCACTTCCAGTTGCTCTTATAGGACTAAGAGGAGCAGGAGCTTTAGACTTCTGAGTAACAGGCTTACTT